GGTGCTGTAGGTTCTACTGGTGTAATCGGATGAACAATATCCGGAGTTACAACTTGAGGAGCTCCTGCATAAGATCCTTTTCCTAATTTAGTAAGGACATCTTCTAATAAAACTACATCATCTTTACTTGCTATAATCACATTTACATTTACGTTTAAATCCATTTTTCTAATCTCCTTTTATTTTAAATCTTTTAATAATCTTCTGCCTTCTTGAATATACTGAATTTTAACATTGTGGTCAGTACATTCTTGAATATTGTTTATTACTACATCTACTAATTTTTTAAGATATTCCCTTCTTGAAAATTCATCGGGTGTTTGATTATACTCTTTTAAATACGACAAACTTTCCAGAGCCGAATAACAGCCATTTTCGACTAATATTTCTCCGTTCCTTTTTAACTTACTAATTGGCATTCTCATTTTGTCGTAAGGAATACCGAGATCATTAACTAAATCATACTTAGTACAACCAGGATTTAAGTAAATATAGTTTCTTATTGCTTGAGTTAAATTAACTCCAACATTCTTCCTCATTTTTAAACTCCTCCCATTCAAAGACTTTATTATCTAATATATCCATTGCTTCTCTTAATTTTCTTCTTTCTAAACTATCAAATTCAATTAAGCTTAAGCATTCATCAATTTTATTAGATGTAAATCTTAATTCTTTTAATTTATCTGTTAGCTTAGTGTTTGCCATTACGTCTATCCTCTTTTTCTTTAATAAAATCTTCTAACATTTTTAATCCGTTTAGATGAATTACTTTAATATTCTTATCTTTAATTAGATCCATCTCCTGGTCATTTAGAAGGCTGTGCAGCTTATCAAATGGGCTGAATTCTTCTTGATGATTAGTTTCTTCAGAACGTTTCTCACTAGCTTTTACACCTTCTATATCGTTCAACCAAAACTCACAATATCTAATTATTTTATTGATGTCATCTTTTGGGTTATCATGCTTTCTATTAGCTCTTATTCCATATTTCAGTATGTTAGCTTGGCACACACTGCCAAAATCTTCTACTACTTCCTGAATTAAATCTATTGTTTCAAAATTTCCAAATTTATAGTGATTTGGGTTAATATTATCTTTTGCCACTTGCAATTTCTCCTTTTTTATGTTATTTTATAATTGAATTTTTAATTAAGTAGTCGTTGTTTTAAACGGCTATTTTTTATTTAATATCCCTCTTTTTGGCGTTGGATATTTACCATTGATTTTTTCTTATAAGCTTCAAACAGCTCTTCTAATGAGTAATAAAGCATTGCTATATCAAGAATTAGCTCTAATGCAAATTCAGAAGTTTGTATATAAACGGTATTACCAACTCTTTTATTAAATAGATATCCTGTTTCAATCTCATTTAACATTGCTTTTTTGTGATCTCTATTAGAAATTCTTTTTAGAATGAATCTACATCTCTCTATGCTGTAAACATGTCTATCATCGTTAAGAAGAGATAATGTAAATGCTAAGCAATCAGCTAGTTCATCTAGTTGTTTTTCTCTAGAAGTTTTATTTATCTTCCAATCTTTGAAAAGTCCTATCGCATTGTACCACTCATGGAATTCCTCACACAGAGCTGTTTCTATATGCTGCCTATCCCATATCTTCATATGGCTATCAACTTTTCTTTGCAATTCCTGAAGCTCAGTTAATGTTTTATGCAATTCAAATTTATTCATGTCAACCTCCTATTCAAAATATTTTTTACTGAACTCTTTATCAAATAAGAATTGAATTATTGCTATTAATCCGGTTGCTAACCCGCCTATTAATTGCCAATCTACATTTGTTAATGTTAAGAAGCAAATACTCACAACGGCCACAGTCCAGTAAATAACGTTTAATTTATCTTTCTTAATTTTTCTTTTAAGCATTTTGTCGTTCCTTCTCTCTATTTTTTTGATTTATATAGTTGTAAATCCTAACTTTATTAAAAGTCTTATTTGTTGTTAAAGTCCCCTGGATGAAAAGATAAGAATCTTCAAGCCCTTCAATCTCTTTAATGAATTTATTAAACTTATCTTTTGATTTGTCCATTTCTAGAAATTTCCGTAAGTCATTTCTTTTAACCCAGTCAGACGGATTTTTTACCTTATCTAAATAAGCATTGTAAGGCTCTTGCATTTAAACACCTTCTTTCAATTTATTTAAATCTATTTCTAAAACTTTCGCTATTTTAACAGCGTGATCTAGTCTAGGACTAGATGTGTTGCCATTGACTAAAGCATATAATGTTTGCTGAAATATTCCTGTCTCTTTTGATAACTTATATACAGACATGTTTGTTTCTTCTAAACGCTCTTTTAATGCATTGTAAAACTCTTTCATAATAATTTGACCTTTCTTTACTTTCGTGTTATAATTAATTTGAGTATTTCCCGGAAATCTAAACCTTCTACTTCTTTTATTCCTGTGAAATACAATCATTAAAGAAAGGAGATTAATACATTGGTAAATAGAAAACAAACATCTAAGAGTGTTGCTACTAAAGCAAGTAAAATTTTACGTGATGGTAGATCTAGTAAAAATTCTAAATCAGTAGCAGCGAGTGCTTTATCACAAACTAAAACTACTAAGAAGAAATAACTTTTAAATTCTTAGGTATAATTATTTGTATGTAATCTAAATTTACATATTTAATAGTCGATTTATCAGTAGTTATTTTCACGAAACTATTAGATATTTCGGCTATTTCTTTTGGAATATCGTGTGATAAAGTACAATTCTCTAAATATGTATCATCTAAAAAAATTAATTTCTTTATTTCCATCCTCACTCCTCCTTTCTCCTCTCTTGAAATAAGGGAGGGTTTAATTTACTTGAAAAGAATTCGCTCGTTCTTTTTCGGGAACGTCTTCTGTAAAAAAAATAGATAAATTATTTTCAGTATAACCTAGAATTTTTATCATTTTTAAAAATTCATCTACACCAATATCAATTATACCTAATTCTCTTTTAGCATAGGGAGTTCTTGAATTCCACCCCATTTCAGTAGCCATTTCCTCTTGAGATAATCCTTTAGCAACTCTTTCTGCTTTTAATCTTTTAATATCTAATCTCATGATAGCTCCTTTCTTTTATTCGTTCTCTTTCGAGTACAAAATAATAATAACATTTTCGTTCTTTTTTGTCAACACTTTTTGCAAAAAAATATAAAAAATGTTTTTTAAAAATAATTCTTGTGTTCAAATGGGAACAATGTTATAATATAATTATTAATAGGAGGTGATTTAAATGAACACTAATAGTGAAGTAGTAGAATTAGTTAAAAAATTGACAGCAGAACAAAATATGTCTATGAGCGAATTGGCTCGTCGTGTAGGGATAGCCAAATCAGCTATATCAAGATATTTTAATGGTACTAGAGAATTACCTCTTAATAAGATAGGAGATTTTGCTTCGGTTTTACATACTACACCTGATTACTTATTAGGTATGGAATACAAACCTCAACCACCACAGGGAATTAAAATCCCAGTGTTAGGAACAGTAGCGGCAGGAATACCTATTTCAGCTGTTGAGGATATATTAGACTATGAGGAGATACCTCAATCATGGCAGAATCAAGGCGAATTCTTTGGGTTGAAAATTAAAGGGGATAGCATGGAGCCACGTATGGAAAGTGGAGATGTAGTAATAGTAAAGCAACAATCAGATGCTAACAGTGGAGATACAGTAATTGTATTAGTTAACGGAGATGACGCAACGTGTAAAAGACTTGAAAAAACAGATAACGGAATTATGTTAGTATCTACTAACCCTAAATATCCCCCTATATTTTATTCGTTAGAGGATATTCAAACTAAACCAGTTGTGATATTAGGAAAAGTAGTTGAATTACGTCAAAAATATTAAGATAGCTTTAATTAGCTATCCATTATGGTTAATTAACCACCAAATAATTTTTAAGGAGAATAAATATTATGTTTTTTAAAAAAGATCCAGAAAAAGAAAGACTTAAACAGGAGCGTAAGCAAAAAGAGTTAGAACTAAAAGAGAAAAAGAAACAAGAAAAAGAATTAGCTAAACTCAAAGATAAAGAGGCTACCAAAGAGAACTTAAGAAGAAGAAAAGAGTTTAAAAAAACAAAATCATTTATTTATATAACATTTGATGAGATTTCTGAGATGTTTAAATTAAGTAATGATTTTTTTAGAGTATTTAAATTCGATGAGTTAGTTGATTATAAACTTATTGAGGATGGTGCCAAAGTAGCTCAAGGTGGTGTATCTGTTGGGAGAGTTGCAGCAGGTGGATTATTATTAGGGCCTACAGGAATGTTAATCGGAGGCCTAACAGGTAAGAAAAAACTTGAAAATCAAGTTACAGAATTAAAAATAGAAATTACAGTAACTGGTAATAATGAGGGAACTTACTCTATTAATTTAATCGATAAACCTGTTAAAAAAGATAGCTGGACTTACAAAGGAAGTGTGGGAGAAGCTAAAAGGATTATAGAATTTTTCGATAAAATTTCAAACGTTGAATAGGTTTTTCGTGTTGGTTTTCGTGTTGATAATTTACAAATAAAAAACTCACGCCCCCGCCAAGAGTTGTGAGTTTAAAAGATGTGTAAGATATACACAAAATGCTTAATATAAATAGTATATCATACACATCTTATCTAATCAAGAAAGGATGTGTATTTTTATGTATAGAGAAATAACTCATAATGGAAAATACAGGTATATTCAATCGTATAAAGACCTCAACGGGAAAACCCGTCGAGTATCAGTTGTTAAAAATAATAAAACTAGAGCTACTGAGAAAGAGGCTTATGATGAATTACAAGAAAAGATAGAAAAACTATTAAATCCTGAAGTTATTAACAAGCCTTTAGGATTTTATAAAGAAAAATT